CACCGGACTCGGTGCGTACTCGTTGAATAGTTCGGCGCCGCCCAATTGCCGTACACTTTCCCGTCGTTCGACAATCGATTTCGTCCGATGGTATTTCTTTTGACCAGCAATAAATCCAATATCCATGTACCGTTCATTAACTGGAATATAATACGCACACAATTGTGGCCTCAACGAATCATCACTTGGCAACTGTATGGCATGAGTCTGTAATTCTTTCACCTCTCTACATATATCTTCTAAATTATTTAATTTCACCATCATTTCATTATTCTGAATTTTCATTTGATTATTTTGTTCGTTTTGAAAAATGATAATGGATTTCAATTCGTTCTGCATTACGTTTTGAGATTCCACTGTTTTTTTCAAGTCTTGTAACATTAGCATTATTTCATTATTCGGAATAACATCAGTCACTGTCAGTTCCTTTGAATTATATGAACCCGTTTCTAACACTTTAGGAATCACCTCCTCCAATAGCCAAAATGTAATATTCTTTGCAACAGCTTGTTTTGATTTCATCATTAACTGTGTACACCCGGGCTTCGAAATGAATAGTGTGTGTGGGTGTATTGTGATATCATGAGAAGTATATGATATCGATGAGTCATCATACCTGCAACGAGTACCTTCAATATTTTCATAACGTATACGATATTTTTCATCGACATGACGTTTTATTGCGTTTACTTCATGTGAATATTCCAATACACGTGCTATATCCACTCCACAGAACCAGGTGACCTGATGATCATCCACCACAAACCGGAACGATTTATTTTCATCATCAAAAGTAAAACTTTCACACAAAATCTTTGCCATTATGTTTGTGCGTGTTCTCACGTGTAACGTAACTGTACTAAACTGATGATTGATTATTAGTGGTGTTATTTGTAATTTATAATTATACTATCTTTGTTTAAAAAAATTGATACTGTTTTATTATTTTGAGATAAGATAACGTGAATCTGACTTGATTCAAGTGAATTCATTTCGATGCATTTGAACGCAACGTGCCTATATATATGAATTCATATCGACATTGGCATCAGTTGTGTGCATCACCATGAACAATACTGTACCAGAGCCGATATTTGTGTATATTGAAGGAACGTGTGCAGTGGGTAAAACCACTACGATGCGGAAAATGCAACAACTATATAAACGTAATTTTAACATATCCGATTATGTCTCAGTCTATGAGAACATGAATTTTACTGGCGATGCTGTACGCTATCAGAATACAATTAACCATCTGTGCACGGTGGACGATAGTTATTTCTGTACGATCGACGGATGTGCAGGCCGTCCGGATTTAAAGTATTTTTTATATGGTGATGCGTACGCAGAAGTCCAACGAAACGTGATAATAAATTATTATTCTCATCCTGATGATTACCGCATCGATGACAACAAGTATATGAATGTATTTGTATTCGATCGGAACTACTCATTCTGTTGTTACGTGTATCCACTGATATTCGAATATATCTATCGGTATCCGGATGATTATGAACTTGATGGAGGCTTGAATTCGAAAATGTTGCCGTACTTGGATTCGATCGGTAAGTTCGTGATCGGAAACTATCGGAATACACGATGTATCATGGTAATCAATAAATTGACAACTACAGTCACTAAGATGAGAGAACGTAATTTTTTTGATGTGGTCGGTCGCAGCGATGCGGAAATCCAACGGTATGTGAATTTGCAGAATATATTCTTCACATACATATACGAGAATTTTATGAACAAGGCGATATGCAGGTTGATATTTGTGTACGACGATTGTTATTCAACCTTGGAACAGACTATATTACAATATATTGCTGATATAACGTTAAGTGCATAATTTTATATTCGTAATTTGTTGAATAAATAAACCATTTTATCTATAAGTACCTGTTTCCGATCATTTAATTATCTACATTTTACAATGATGAAATTCATTCTGTTACTTCTACGTTTTCGTTATCATCATCATTTAGTAATTTTAGTCGGTTCTTTGCCAGAATTTATGTTATCATACCGAACGACTATATGATTCTATTGTGTACGGGTGCCATTATATCGGATAAATATGTATTAACTGTAGGCGATGCATGTGCCGAATTTCCAGTTCAAAACGATACCATTGAGTACACTCCGTCGAAAAGGTATTTCAGAGATGACCACGACTCGTTGATTTATACATTCTTCGATAGTCCAAAAATCATCGTCAGACATACATTCTATTATTCAACGTACCATCACAACCAAATATACGATTATAGTATAAAAAAGGTTTACCGATACTCTCCGTACAGTTATGCTAGCCGTAATCTAATTATTTTGGAAGTCTTTGGAAATTTTCCGAAAAATCATTTTATACCGATTGCATCGGATATTTTTTCACTTAGAAACATTGAACGTGGGACGTTCTATAGCGATGACTTAGGAATACAATTATATAAACCGCAGATATTAAGTGTGGGCGTATTATGTAGAATACACAATAAATATTTATGTACGGTTAGTAATAAAGACGAAGAACATAAATACTTTTTTAGACGGAATATTCCATTGATGGAGGCATGTGATCGATATGGTACGTACTGCTTTCAACAGATATGTTATATTGGTTTGGGTGGGGCAGTGCTCGCTCAAAAAGAAAAAAAGAAATGGCAGCTAATTGGAATATCGACAAATGCATGTCATGACAATTCGTTTCAAACCTATGCCAATTTATTGAATGACGAGCATAGGGAATGGATATCTACATTTATTGAATTGAATTAATAAATACAACACAGCAGTTTAATTTTGTCATACAATTATTTATTACATTTATTTTTGATTAAATTTATATATAAATAGATGAATTATTCAATTAAACATCAGTGTTCGATTTTTTATAATACGATACGTTTCGATTTTAAACAAAGTGGTAAAACGTAATTATTATTTTTAATTTAAAACTTGTTGGTATAGAAAGTTCACACACCCGAACAAAATCTTACAAGATTCAAATATGTAATCCGTGTCAAACCGGATTACATATTATGTGAAAGTGCAGTTAAACTACAAATGGAAGTATAGGTGCTACTGATTTACATTGTTCAAAAACGCGTCTAGATTTTTCAATAAAAAAATGGAAAATTATTTTCATCTGCAATTCTGACCCAATTGCGATGAATATTTGCGATGAATATTGGCGTAGAACAAATTCGAGACATGCTAACTTCATTAGTTCTTGCTGATTGTAAATAAAAATGGGAACCTATTATACAATGTCTACTTTCATTTGTTCTGGTTTATCGATACTGTAAAACAACCAACCTATTGTAAATTAAATTATCAAAAACTGCTGAACATAATAAAAAGAATTATTATAACGAAATTTTATTTGTTTTATTTTATTATGATATTAGTGATATAATTGAATGAAATGATTGTTGTATGATTATGGATGAACTTATGTACTACTTGTTTCCACATAACAAGACAATAAATCGTGTCCGACTCTTACCGATGATTTACAGGCTGAAACACTAACTTCACAGGTGGCCACTTGATAATTCTGATTTATCGGTCTATAAAACAAAGCCAGGCTATTCGACAGATCTGCACATGTAGCTCCGGGTGTAAATTCTTCTAGGTATGATCGCGTTTCATAAATGTCGGCCCACGGATGTAACGTCTCAAATACTGCAATACGCATATTAAGTCGTTCATTAACCGATAATATATCCGCAATCAATGTCCTGCCTTCATAGTGTATTTTCAATTCGTATTTGCTACCGAGCTGCCAATTGTAATCCAGTTCACAGTCTGTGTGTTCGGTTTTGTTAACACATACGCCACTACCCGACATAAATTTAATATCGTCACCATAGCTAAACACCGAAAATAATACAATATGTTCGTGGCCTCGTTTCTGCAAACCGATATATGCGACTCTTAACGTCCGAAATATAATTACATTTGACCAAAAATAATTTACATCTCTTGAATAATCATCGGATATCTTAATTGGAAACGTAACTGTTTTGAGGCTTGTGTCAAACCATCTATGTTTCACCAATGCCAATTGCCCGATGGTGTCACTTTCATGATATGTATGCGGACTATCACTATCGTGTCTTAATTTATAACCACTTGTCACTACACTGAATAATAATAAAATGTAATAATAGTATATCATCGTTAACAAACTTGATGATACTATGAATACATGTATGATAATCGCATCCTTTTATACTAAAACAAAACCACCACCCATAACCTGTCTGCTGTAGATAAAAAACATTCGAGGAAATTCAGTTTATTAACTTTATTGTATCTTTCTTTATAACAACAATAAATAGAGTTGCAGCAATTATAGTAGTGAGTAATACTATAGCGGCCGTAGGGGATTTGAAGGAAAGTAATATTATTAATAACCATATTATTACGACTATCACAATAAGATAAATTGAAGTCACACTCATTTGAATATTTATATGTTGTTTGTTACTTTGCTCTAATCGTTGAACGTTTTCTATTGACTGGGTTTGGATTTTTTCGATCGACTGTGTTTGGATTTTGACCGGTTGTGTTGGTGGCGGAAGAAGATTGACATCAACAACATCAATATCATCAACAGCAGTATCCATTATGTCAGCAGCACGAAGTTGTGGTAATAACGATAAAATAATTTACGATAAACAAAAACTATTGGATTACTTATGGAGTGTGAAACATAGCGATTCAAATCACAATATTTTGGAGGTGTGTAGAAATAATGTAAATCGACCGGGTTTACAACATGTCTTCCGACACTATTTCGTTACGGTGGACATGTCTGACAACGAAAGATTTGAATATCACCCTGGAAGCCAACCTCACACATTCCGGGATTATAATGAAAACTCAAGACGGGAATATGTTCATACGGAAGTGTTGTGTAATGAATGTTTTGATAAACGAATGGCCCAAATTATAGAATCTGATAATGCATTTAATGTACTTTTAAATAATTGTGAACACATTTTATGTTCCCATAGCAAACAGGCCTCATATTTCTGGGTCATCATTATCTCGCTATTGATGTTTATCATTTCGCTAAACATTATATTTATTATAATATTAATTTTTGCATTCGTATCGTTAGTTATGTACAACCAATTTTACAAGATAACACCTCAAGTAGTTTGCTGTGAACATAAATACAAATTAGTATAAATATAAACGTGTTGCTAACCGAGTCTCTATATCGTGTGCATTGCTGTTCGGTTTACACGACAAATTATTATAAATAGAATAATTTCAAGATAGATAAAGTAATAGATAATATATAATTATACATACAATAATTATTCCTTGGTGTTGTGAATTGTTATCATAATCGTCGTCATAAACTGGAGTAGCCATCTTAAAATGGACCGATGCATAGAACGCGAATTGGTATATACATTTCAGCTGTCGCAAGATTTAATTTTGAAATTACACGATGTAATTGGAAACCAATCCCAACTTAATTCGAATTCATACGTTGATATTGAAGAACGTGATCTACGATATCGATTAATGCTAAATCCTGACGACGGTAGCACGATGGCATCAAGTGTACAAATCGAAAAAAAACTACATGATCACAAAACAATTCAACGTATTGCAACATATATTCTGTCTATTGATGATAGTATTATATTATGTCCATTTGTTAATAAAGAGGTACCGGAATTGCGGGTGAAGAACGAATTGGGTGATGGGAAGGCGCATTCAGTAAAGAAAGTCAATCAATATTTGATACCCGTTACGGATGTCGGTGAAATTGATATTAAATGTGAGAAAATATTCGCTGAAAATCGGTACGATGATGCGAGCGGTTCAAGTACAACTTCCACCCAACAAACTATTCAAATCATTAAAAATTATATGAGCGGTATAACTGATAACCACCAGATGAGTTCACGAATTCAATACGGATTTAAAGATTTATTGGTGGGTACGGATGAGGTGCTGTGTCGCTGCCGTGTCGAATTGGAATACAAGAGGCCGATTGTGATGCGTAAATTGTTTTACATATTTATTAAATGTATTGATGCCATGTATCGATTAATACCTCAAATTGAATATACGATTCAATTGAATTACATCAACATACTATCGAAGATACAATATCGAAAATTTCAATACGAAACCTTTCTGTATACGATAACACACTTGAATTCGATTTCGAATCTGTATCAGTACATTGCATTGAAATTGAACGGCGTACGTGGAAAGGCCTTCATATCACCAAATCATTTTGATGGCGGTTATCGAAGCCTGACGATATCGATTGACGACGGACGTATATTAAATTTAAGCGTGAATTTCGGCAACAAATTGACTCAATTGGCCTGCGTAGTTTTGCTTCAAATAGAACTGATTGAAGAGACGGTGAACAATCAAAAAATTTTTAAATTATATATTGTCGATTTTCTCGGCCTACTACCAATATCATATAACAATCAATCGAATTACATCATTGAAGAACATACACCCGTATACACGTTCCATTTGAATGACGCCATTGCCATCTTGGAAACCTTCAAATATAAAACGTTTGAGGCCCGGAACCGAACGCATACCGATGACGATTCCGTTTACACAGTACATTTTCAGATCTATGCGAAGACTAGCGATAGTCTGAAAAACGATTTACAGTCACTGGTTAGAGAGAAAAACGACGGATTTATAGGGGTGAGTTGTGGTGCACTGATCAAAATCAAGGAATATAAAACGATCGAGTTGAAATGGACAGGGGATGAATTTATTAGCAACAATAATAAAAAAATTGCATATGATGACCGTGGCAGCAGCGTTAAACGCCTTTTATTAAAAACGAATTCGATTTATGAATGTGTTTTGGATGAAAAATGTACCAAATGTGTGTATGTGATGGGTGAACGAAGTGATAGATTTATATCAAATAACATTTAATAGAAATATATATTTTTTATTTTCAATCTGAACAAATTGACTTTTACTCCACTCTTTAGATATTCCGACGAAATAGCGGCATTCTGCATCGGAACATATTCCATTTTATATTGTATATCCTCACCCGAATTTATCGGCAACATTCCATGTTTATGTAATACGTAATTCTGATTGTAACACTGAAATGTAAACGGATTCTTCTCCATCACCAGAAACAGGTACGGTACAACATCATAACGAATTGTTTTGCGGTATTCGTTGAACAAATGAGATACAGACTCACGTTCGCTCGTCGATGGATGTAATGTATTCCGAACGAAATTGATGAATTTTAATTTATCGGTCAACACATTTGGACATGTAACCGCGGACTTTGGATACTCCTTGTAGAACTTACATTGACGTCTGATCAATTCAAAATTCAATTCATTCACAATGAAATCCCGTTGACTGTGTGACGCCTTCAAGTTGTATGTCAATGGTCGTAACGCTGTTGACCGATAGCGTTGTGCGATCAGTAGAAAACGTTTTACATTTAGAAAAATAATGGGATCGTTCATCGGATACTTCGAACAGAGTTCAAAGTGAGTGTTTGTCGATGTTAATATTTGGTTCACATCGTTCAACAGGTCATACAATTCAATTGATACAATTTTTTTAAAACCTTCAGGCTTTTCATTCGGCGGCAATTCAATGGCACAAACGTTAGGACGTACTATATCTATTGTAGTATAGTTGCACGCCAATATATTATTTGTTAACACTCCGGTAAAGATGAATGTGCCAGCATCGCCGTACGTTGCAATCGGTTTCAATGGATTGAAATACACAACTATCGTGTTATTCATCGTCGTGTATCTATTCGAAAATTCCTCTTCGTTTATGGCGTATAATACCTTTCGCGTTTGATAAAACAATTTATTTAATAGGGGATACGAATTCTCCACATGAAATATATCATTTTTCACAGGCACAAATATCTGTATCAGTTGAATCTTTGGATTACGGGTTATTAGTCTGCCGACGCTTTCGAATTCCATTTTCTGTAAAACCAGTCCAGCTGTATTTTTCGCATACACAATGAATCCATCGTCAATGTAGATGGCCAGGCTACTACATCGTGCGCTTGATGATATAGGCTGTATAACATTATTCAAATTCATCATTATGTTACACGGATGAATTCGATCAACTCGTATGGGATAAAATTATATCGATAGTACAATTCCTCCTCAACAATTTTCTTATTTATCAAACCACCACGGCTGATCACTAATAAGTGAAGGAAGAGTGTAAATACAATCAGAAAAATGAACAGAAATATTAATTGTATTTCCATTTAATTAACCAACTTAATATATGTAGAGAGAGGGAAACTGAAATAAATATAAAAACGCAGTGTTCAATTGAATCATATTTATTATTTCTATTACGGTCGAACAATCGATACAGAATAATTGGTTAAATTTTTATTGTGAGTTAAATATTTATCTATTATTTTCATTAAAATTCCGCGGTGAACCATAGCCACTTGAATTTTATTGTTCATGGCTCGATATTATACCTCGTTTTGTTAATTCCTCCTTCACTTTATTTAATATATTTACAGGATTGGTAGCCGAGTACGGCGTATTCGATAGTTCACGGACTTCAATCGAATTGCTGCGCAATCGACGTTTGGACGATTCAACCGTCTTAGATTGACACCTGGTAACCGATATGAATTCACCCTCCAGTGTATCGGAAATGGTGGTTTCGGTGCAATGAAACCGACAAGCTGATTCACCAACACTTGATGCTGCAAATCCAAGTCTTCAGGCTGGGCTGCAACCACGGCCGTCATTAGGCTTCCGAATTTTTCATTAAAGTGTTCGGTAATCTCTTGAATCATGCGACGCTCACGAATAACAGCCTCCTCATCCCTCCGCTTCATTTCATTTCGATATTCAGTCATTTCATTCTGATGATCTATGTCCCGACGTTTCATTTCATTCTGGTACCGCCGAATTTCCAACATAAAATCACTCATAGTTTTCACCATATCACCATTTTCATTTGAATGGTTAACTGCTATGCTAGTAAGCGTTTTTGGAATATATTTTCCTGTGGTTAATATTTGTGGCAGCACATCATTGGAAATAAATTCCATTAATTTTTTAGCAAACGTCAGCTTTGAAATTGATATCAATTTCAATAAACCTGTTTGGTTTATAAATTTTGTGTGAAGTTGAATTGTATGATGTGATGTAGACGGAGATGACGCATTTTTATTACTATGCAAGGTATGTACTGGAGGTACATACCTTAAATTTTCAATCACATCACTGTACGTTTTAACATAGTCGGTCAAATTACGCAATGTTTTTGCGTGTGTAAAATTTTCAACGTTATATTTTAATTCTGCGCATGCTTTTTTCGCATGGAACCACAAAATTTACCAATTCTAATGAAATGTAAAACTAGTTGTAATTCACCAAAATTTACTGTAACCACTTCCATATTATTTTTTATATGAAATAAATTGTATTTAAAAATCAAAATGAGACTGAAAATATTTATTTTGCGACCGGTCTTATTCTGATCACGGGATAGACTGACGTCGTCGTATGCTAATGTTATCAATATGTGACGTGTGCATAAAAAAATCACCTGACCATTTTGTGTAGATAAAGCCGTTATCTCTCACTTGAAATTCGTATATAAAGCAGGCTGCGTGTTGTACCGAATTCAGTGTGAAACAAGCAAAATAATAAACATGGTTGTTGTACTAACTGAAAGTGTTGTTAATGAGGATGCAGTACGTAAATACATTAGTGTACAGTGTGGAGGATTTACGTTGATCGTTGACGAAACCAATGGATTTTTCAATGGCACACAATTGTGTGTATCGGCCGGAAAGGATTTGAATGCGTTTAAAATGCGCAATAAAACCTTTAGAGTTTGTGCATCGTTGAAGAACGTTAACAAACTGGGCATGTCGTATTGTACAAATACTGTTCCAACTACACATCTAGCTTTTGGAACGTATTATCATCCGATAATATTTATCGATATTGCTATGTGGTGCCGTCCAGAATTTTATGTTAAAGCATCATTGATTGTATTGGAATACTTTAATTCAAACGTTGAACGTGCAAGAAAATTGGAAATACTATTTAAACGGAAACCTACATCTGGTGCAGCTGGCTATGATTGGTTTCCGATGAATGGTGAGAATTCAATCACAATGCCTATGAGTGTTGCTGGTGAACCGCATTTTACTGATTTTGCATATGCAGGTATAAATGTTACCATGAAAAACAATTGGGGTAATGCAACTAAATTAACGTGCAGGTATAACAAACAACTATGTGATTTCGAAAAGATGATCGATGTCAAAACAATTATGCAATATCTAACGATGATATTACAAGAGCCTGCTACAAAAACCGTTAATTTAAATATAGTAAAAGGTGTCTACTATCATCCGATTTTATTTTTAAAGCTGTCCTGCTGGGTAAATATTGATTTTTACGAGGCGGCCGTTTCAATTGTTCTAACAAATTATACGAACGAGAAAAAAATGCTTGTATCACGTAACCGGGCACCAGCTAAACCTATGGATGTAAATGAATACAGTATATGGATGGCAAATGAAATGATGATACGTGATGCTATCGATGATGAAGATGTTAGGATGAAAGGTGAATTGGACATGAAATGGAAAATTAAAGAATTGGAGAGTTCGGTGAATAATTTGAAATTGCAAAAACGTCAGCAGCGGCGAACAATCGAAACGATGATTACATCTAATAATGTTCTAGTGCGTGAATTACATGATTTAAAAGATGCTGAGATTTCAAGCTTACGTTCGGAATATTATGAATCTGAATACAAGAAACGGAAATTGAGTGCCAAGAATCAGCTGCTCAAGAATACATTAAATAAATATGCACAAGTCAATTCAATTGGAAAAATACAGGCTATTGTAATTGTTGTGGACATCGCGGGCAGTTTGTACATCGTTCGTCGTGACCTCTCATCATTGATGAATGTATTGAAAAATCTACAACCAATATCGATTTATGGCTGGTATCTAATGGCGAATCAATTGAAGTCGTCGGTAATCGACGGCTATGATGTGAAATTAGTGGATCCTGGTGATCATAACACCCCTGGAACAATTAAAACATTCGTAAAATTCATCGTTAATGCTTTCTGCGGTGATACAGCAATAGAAGTTGATACAATTCTATTACACAATTTACGTGACAATGTGTATACTAACGAAGATGAATTCAAGGAGTATCTAATGACTTTGAACGATATATATACAATTGTATTGGATAAATTCTCGATGGAAGAGATTTATATGTTCTTGTATCGATCATGTGACAAGGTAAAAACTCCATAGCACAATATTAATCATTTTTTATTCATCAATGGTGATAAAAATAAACATTGTATATTTTATATTAATAAAAATAATTACATAATCGCCAATAAAACTACACTTTATTTATTTTATCTATGATTAAAATCACTCAAATTATAAAATGGTGATTGAACGAAAAGACGCCTCGCATAAAATATTGTTAAAGGAATTGAGCGATTTGAAGGATGCAGAAATTGCTAGATTACGCTCGGAATATCATGAATCTGAGTACAAGAAGCGAAGATAATGCGAAGAGTACAAGACAAACTAAATAAATATATGTGGTTCAGTTCAATTGGAAAAATTGAGGTGAATGTAATCGTTACGGAAACATCTGGTAATCTATATGTATATACGTATGGATGGGTATTTTTTCTGTAAAACATGATAAACAGATTCAATTGGTTTAATCTCCAACATCATAAATACTCGATTCAACCGTGGTATCTCTCATATTGTGTTATAGTAAGATATAATATATCAATTCAATCATGTCGACAACTACAGAAACCATACAACAGCAGTTAAACGAAATCATTGATGGAAATACAACTGATGGCAATCCAAAAAAAATTGATATCAAAGTTTATAATGATATGATAGCATTGCTGACTCAAACGATAAATTTATTGGAAACAAAAGAACAACATCAATATGAATTGATGACAAAATTAATTAAATTGAATGAAGACAATTACATTGACGATGATTCGAATTCAGATTCAGGGTCTGATTCAGATACACGCAGTCACAACAGACATCATCGCAAATAAAACTTGATTTAAATTTAGAATATTTATTTTAATAAAATTATTTTACTATAATCAGTCGATCGTCATTTCTTCTTGTTGCCATTGATCGATAACGTTACAATACGATTCGAATATCTGTGTAGTATTTTCAGGATTACGTTTCGATATTGATCGGTTATTCTAAGTGTATTGTTAACCATCATGTAGGCTATATTTTTCTTGGACAATTCAATCTTGACGATATCCATTATACTAACCGGATTCTTCGGATACTCATTCGATACAAATTCACATTCAAATGAACCGTCAAAGTGTTCAGTGGACAACGGCGACGAAAATTTTCTAGTAGCATCAAATAAACTATTGAACTGTTCCACCAATAGGCGTTCCCTGGCACTGAATTCATCGTTTTTACGCTGCAACTCTTTGCAGTGTTCGTCGTCACGACGTTTCATTTCATTTCGATATTCATTGGACCGACATTCCAATTCTGCCAACAAACCTGTGACAGTTTTCTTCTGTCCCAGTATTTGTGGAATCACTGCTGCATCAACTAACTTGATCAAATTTTCTGCGAGCGGTATTCGTGTCATTTCAATTAATTTAAATAAACCCGCTTGTGTCACAAATCTTGTTCGGTGATGACAGGCATCGAATGGTAACTTTATTTCGTTGTACATATCTAGAAGTTCGCCATATTCCAGGATGTAGACTTCGTTCAATGTGCCCAAACTGCAACATCCAGTCTTGTTCATCAATTCAATACGAACCTTCTTCTCGTGAAAATACAATTCATCAGCAATTCTCAAAAAGTGGAATACTAAGTTATAACCACCGAACGGTATTCGTAATACGTTCATTATAAGTACACCTGCGACTGCACTAATATACCAGGCACTCAGAGTATTTATAGACATGTCACATGATTATGCACGCGGTTTACCGTGCTATAGTCTCGACCAATGGAAATGTAGCAGGCCAGTTATCTAATCATAAAATAACCTTATCACACAGAATAAGGTTAAATTATTGCAACAATAAAAACATAAAACATTGTTTAATTAATTAACCAAAATACACATTTTATTAGCAACATTAAAAAATATTAACATAATGGAAGAACAAATTAATAAAACTAATTTTAAAATCTAACGTCTGCAAATATTGTATCATCGACCCGAAATTGTATAGACAGGATGATAGTACAAAAAAATGGAAGGGCTACTGGATAAATCAATTGCTACGTTGAACAGAGTTGATGTAACACCGTAAAGTATGTCACGATAATAGCATTGCATTAATGAGCGTACCAGCGGCCGACACGTTCAACAAAATCACAACCTCGTACAAAATTCGAGTCGTATGGTAGCAATGTACATTCCAAATTATATTTAATGAATCTCATTGTAAGTGTGCAACAATTACAACCGATTCTTGATCTGTAACTAATGTTAATGTGCCGGCCAGCACATAGTATAATAAATAAATGTTAATAATATTAATTTGTTTGAAATCCTAAAAATTGGATCCAGCGATTATTTGCTATATCTGTTGAGTACGATGAACATTATGCCTTTGAATGTTTTAGGAACAGTCGTTTAATTTCCAATACCGTTTTTCTGCAAAATTTTCCATTAATATTATTGGTAAACCAAGTTGAAAAACGTTCGTTCCAGCTTTATTATATTTCTATCACAGCTCGATAAATACAATACCGCCATAACGACCATTTCATATCGAGTAGAACTTTAAACTAACGTGACAAACTCTATAGCACCATATATATATATGGATTTGAGATCAGTCAGTGAACCTGGTAATGGAACTGTGACGTAAACGCTGTAAATATAGTGCTGAAATATTTAACGATAATAAAATAAAAAACATTACATGTGTTTGTACAATATTTATTGCCTTGTTATCTAACAGTATATAAATGCGAACTTATCAACTAGACGATGTAGTGTAATATATAAAATTAATAAATTAACATCAAAAATTATTTATATATTCTCTATCAAAAATAATAATGCTAATAATGTTCGTGTTGCTATGTGATATAATTGGAATACTTTAATTCAAAGTTGAGGTGATAATGGTGGTTGCAAAATATAAATATATTCTCTGATAAGTGCAAATATTATAGTTGATGACGGCGCTGGATATCCTTACAACAACATGTGCAAACGAAATTTAAATATCAATTAGTGACAACCGCGGCAATGGATTTCAACACTTGATATTTAAAAATGAAATTATTACCAACTTCCTCGTGATGATTTTGCATTTGTCATTTGTTTCTGATAAATTATTTACAAAAAAATGGAATACAAAAATAATACTTTGCATGATCGAACAATGAACACCATTCAGGAACCAAATCCTAGTTATTTCCCGTTGGAATGGGATTGTGGTATTGGTGTTAATATCAGATGCGTTCACAAATATTTTCAGAAAAATTTGCATCATTGCTTAGTTTGACTTTATGAATCACACTGATGTAGCAACATAACCAAAAAATGCATAAAAAATTTGAATATAATTCAAGCATTTGTACACGAACGACAGCCATCGACTGTATTCGCCTATCAGCAGCCAATGAGCGAAACATTTATGGTGGTTGAACAATTGATCCAGTAATAGTGGCTGCTATAAATTGTTAATTCATCCACCTATGTAGTATTTGTGGAGTGATCAACTCCATCGGTTCGGGATCTTTGCACACTTACATTTCACAACAAATTTATTGGTGCTTTCGTTGGTGAATTCAATCGAATCTTTGTAAGATCATCATTCACAACATCACAAAATGTTATCGGCAATTAAATGTTACAATTACAATAAACGATACATTTGAACAAATAAATAGAACTAAAATATTTTTTATTGCACACTCGCATATATAGCAACCTCCCCACCAATCTTTAAATTTTGAGATACATTTCGTAACTACCTCTTTATATAAAAGTGTTTAGTTGGCTGTACAGTGTGTTAACGTTGAGTAGAAAAATAGTTGTATTAATGAAAGTGTAGTGGGTGACGATGTTAATTGTAAATATATTTGTGTCCAGCGGTTTAATCGTTGACGAAACTAGTGGATTTTTTATGATCAAACCTTATCATAATTTAACGTCAGTCATGTGATAATACCGACAAATTAAATAATCAATCATAACGTTTGACATTTTACGATAACACTATGAGATTAAAATAAATATTTATTTTTAAGTCGTTTAATTCCACTCGAATCGAATTGTACCTTGATAATTGTGTAGACTGTTATTATTTGAACTTTCGATTGCATCACTCATTCAACAAACTTGAAATTATTTACACTAAATTTATTTCTATAAAATTATTTCTACAATTTAACTATGAAACGGATGAATCAATACTTGGTTAACGGTGTCCAATAATATAGTTTCGAATCGATCGTGTACACCAATTTTATTTGATGTTGAATAGGACACAATGCCGCGTATCTCCAACACTTGCTTCACTTTATTCAGCACATCCATTGGATTACCTTTAAATGGAACGCTGATCAAATCTTTGTGAGTTTTACGTAGTTTGGTTATACGATTATGATATTTGTTGAATGAAAACATTTTTGTATTCGGTGGTGTGTTACAGTATGAATTTGATGCTCGAGTAACTGTAATTGTGTGCTGTGGTGTCGCATTCCTATAACTATCGTAGATTTTGTTGTATAATTCAGTGAATGCTTCAGGATTTGATTCAATATTATATGAACCACTTGCTTGAATTTGTGGTATTATACAATTTATCCATTTCTCAAATGGCTTCGCTAACGGCTTCATTGATTTCAGCAACAACGTTTTCAAGCCACGTTCATTAATAAAAATCGAATATGCATTCATGTTGGGAACGTCTGTTAGATCCCAATTATGAAATGTTGTTTTATCTTCGTAGTTCACCCTAGTGTTTATTGTAAAATTTGGATTCGTGTAACCCAGTAATAGTGCAATATCTCTGCCTTTGAACCATATTACACCGTTATCGTCGATTATGTAAAAAACTGTTGCCAAACACACGTTATCGAACAGAAATTTCGATTGTTGATAATACATGTTGATCCGTCAATGAACAAATACTGAATGACTGAATGTAAAATATAAATTAACACACTTCGATTTCCGAACCATCATCAGATGATGAACTGGTTGATTCTGACTGAGTATGCCTTGGTTTCGGTGTTTTATAACTGGTTAATATTGCACGGTTCAATTTTTTAAATTGTTTATCTGGAAAGTTATCATTGCCTCGAATTTGTGTTGACACAAGACAAACCGATTTATATAACAATGACGATAATGGTTTAGTTGATTTCTCAGGAATCTTTTTATACCGCTATCTCGTCCAAAGGTTGAATTTCGATGAATATTTACTGATGTTGAGACATTGACTTCGTTGCACTTTTTGATGTCTTTGAATAAAATTCGATCGTTACATTTATGGTGTTTATGATTTTCCTAGGATATTTATAATTATCATGGCAACACACTTCACCGTCCATGTCTAATACACATGAAATTACACACACATCTTTAAAAAAATACTCTTTCAATTTCATAATTAACCTTGCTTTCAATATCATTGAATCAATAATAAAACATATTTTCATTGAAGTCTGATGCGGCGAAAACAAACAAATTCACGATAACATATTGTGCGCAATTTTAGATAGCCTAATTGTAATTAGTATTTAATGGATTTACGTATTTCAAGTAGATTCAAGTGCGAATAGATTAAATGGCATTGTAAAATTCGTGATTTATATGTAATAAAAATTATGACATAGTAAAATTTTCACCGAAATTTGGTCTATTTTTATCATAAGTAAACCGAAAATCTATCCGCTCCTTCAATTCCAAATATTGTCTGTTTGTGAAATCGTGTACACTTAACGCAGGATCTTGTGCCTGAACACCTCTCAATTGAACCGAATATGCTCCGTCGGTTTGTGCATTAAATATTCCGGGCGGACAGAATACTCGAGCCGTATCCAATTTAGTTACCGGATCAAATGGTAGTAGGCAATCTCTTCGAAATGTATACGTATTCGTTTCCTCGTCAAACGTATTAACAATTGATGCACATATGCTGCTAGGATCATTTGCATCGACATGTGTCACTCGAGTCACTAGGTAATCTCCACAATCACATTCACCTGTTGCGAAATTCGGTTTTACATCACCGTGTACATTGGATACATTGGTGCACACGTTTGGCAAGCACTCTATCGGATTCAATGGATTGACAAACATTAAATTATTATTTCGATCCAGAGCATTACACACAACAACAAATCTTCGTGTTCCATCTTCCATCAGTTCGTCCCACGACTGCCGAAACGTGTTTCGGCTTACATCAACCTCATGCGCCAACAATCTATCAATCAATACATTGTTTTGTTCTGTTCCCGGTCGAATTAATTGCGGATGTTGACGACCGGCCACTTGTTGAGCATTGGCCATGCCAGCGAAATAGCGAGGATCTTCGGCAATGCAAGTCCATTGATTGTTAGAGAACAATACTATAGAAGTTTCACGATTGCAATTTTCTGGTATCGTTGATGTGGTACAGTATCCGCCTGATTGTAATACATCGCCATTTACAACGAACACGTCAGTTTCTTCAACAAAAAAATACTGAGCTTGTGGATGCCCGCATGCCAGAGCACAGTTGTAATTTTCCTGACGATCGCTGGACACTCTAATTGGAGTTTGAAAACATAACAGCGTTTGATTTAAATGGCCAAGATTGGCATTCAGGTTAATCTGTGGTAATAGTTCAAATGGAGCGTACGGTCTGTTCGTTAGCACCGCATTAATGTGATCTCTGTTCGCTTCCATATTAGCCATATATTGAAGCTGCGTGGCGGTAATACCATCGTTTACGGTGATTGCAGGTAAAAAAAATAAATACAGAAATAATATTGCCAAGACAAAAATAACAAGTACAACGATTATCCACAACATTATGTTTTTAATTACAAAAACTTACAAGAATCATAATTCAACAAAATCAATTTTATAATAAAAATTTTCACTGTTATAAATTGATAGATTTTCATCAATTAGACTATTTACATATTCCAACTGATAATGCTCATCAATGAATTGATCTAATTCTTTATAGTCACATCCGCATATAAAAAATAGTCCAGTATTGTTAAATATTGTACTGGTCGTTGGCGTTGAACAGGATATGAAATGGATATTACATTCAGCGTTCTGCAAACTTATTTCAGTATTCGTGGTCGTATTATTCAAATATTCTTTCGTTATTACAAATGCTGTATGTGTAGGTTGGATGACTTCAAATAGATACCATTCGTTTTGCAGAACGGTTGAAATTACATTATTTTCCCCATTTGGTTCAAATAGAACATAAACGTAATATTTGTCAGAGATGTTTCGATTTTGTTCAATAATTTCAATTTGTTTCTCAACGTCTAATTTTGTGTCGATTATACCAATTACCACAGTATCTGCAAAATGATCCAATGTTTGTTCGAAAACATCTTCCACCTCGTGAGTTTCATCAACTTCGTCGTAACCATTCCTTTCGGACGATACTGGTACTAGTTCTATCTGATCTTCCTCAGGCGGTAATACGCTGTTACTACCATTATCAATAATATTAATATTTTGCGTTGCCATTACCGTTTGACTTTCTTCGCTTGGTGGTATAACAACAGTTTGACTTGCCTTATCTACAGTGACGGCTTTTACGGGTGCAAAAATAGTAGGATTTTCTAGCTGATTCACTCGATCTTCCAATATTGTAACTTGATCCTTCACATTTACAATATCATTAGTATTATCTAACGAACGAGTATACGCAGCCGCTGATACTTGATATAACATTTGAATATCATAATCGTACTGCGTTAATTGATTTCGTATAGTTTCAATTTCAGTACCATGTTCATTTATTCTATTTACAAGTGCTTCAGTATTTTGATCGATTTCTTCAAAATATTGATATAATATTCTAACATTAACATTATTTATAAATGTACAAATGAATATTAAAACTAGTAATAGAAAAATAAATATAATCATTAAAAACATAGCAAAATTGTTAACTGAACAATTTTAAATAGCTAATATAGTCACATGATTTTTCATGGAACGTTTCATGACTATTCAATAACAACTTATTCATTACGACGGGATCCAAAGGTATGTCTATTACAATTTTCGACTGGCAACAATAACATTTAATGAATTGGCTGTTGCCTATGGAATTATAATAAAATCCTTGTTTAGCCCATAAGTCTGTGTGCGGAATATTCTGATTTTCGAATGTTTTTAATCGACTTTTATATGATGACTGTATGTGTTGTGGAACAGAATCGATATGTGGTACGTTGGTTTCAATCGATAGACAAAATTTATGATTTTTTACGTTTTCAAATATAACATTAACATCACAGGCAAAGGAACAAAATCGACAACGAACTTGATTTACACATCGGAACAATCCATATTTTGCCAATCTATTGGCTATATCAGTTTCGAACAAATTGTAGAATGTTTCACGTCTAAACCATTCACTACATAGTTTAACTTGCATACAATCTTTCAATCTCTCACTTTTTAGAGTTGTCATATATTTCTGATTCCCAATTTCCTTTGATCGCAATTCACTCATACACTTTTCATCGCGCAAGATTTGAAATACATGTATTTTTGAATTATGCTTTGACAGTATTATGTAAAATGTCCATTCTGTTTCTGCACAATACATCTGGAATTGCATCTGCCTCCAATGGTCGTGCGTTGTTATTACTGTAAATTTGTCTTGAATATATTGATAGTTTAATGCAACGATTTTGGATAGTGAATATTGATTTTTCTTTTTATATAGCGATCGTGCATAATCATTTAGCGTGATATCTTTTAATGTTTCTGGAGATTTTATTTCTATTGATACATGTATTTTTCTATTTTCAAACCATCCCTCGATAACTCCATCAGGTGAGGCAGCGAACAATCCAAGTTTAGATAAAAATATTCCGCAGTTAATGTTCCATTTGATGGTGGTTAATTTAAATTCCCGTCTAAAAATTTGTTCAATTGATTTAAGTACCGCAAGCTCCCGTTTAATTCTACACTCCGATTCTATTCCATATTTCATAGCAGAATTCATGTACGGCGTTGAACGTTTTTGCGACTTTGATGTAGCGGTCACACGATTAAGACGAATCATTTTATAGAATGGATTTTTGAATTGACCCCTGGTAAGCTGTTCAATGCGGGCACGTTCTTCAGGTTTCAACGATGGTGTATTTTCAATAAAATTATTCAACGAAAATCGTTGAATTAGATTATTATCATATTCGGTAATATATTCGGAATTATCAACCGTAAATAGCTCCATGTCCATCGATTGTATAAATTGCAAGTAGACGTTGTTGAATTCGATAATAAATATAAATGATCAACACTACAAAAAACAGAAAGAGAATAAACACTATAAATTCCATGGATAATCGGAAATATTATTATTTCTATATAATGAATACTGTAATTCCTATTCATTTATCAACATTACAAACTTACAATGTAACAATTTCGTTTGACCCTGACACGGGACAGGGATTTCAATTTTCGAACTCTTTATTAATAATATCCAAAACACGGTTGCAATTTACAAATGCAACATTTTCCATAGAGCCTCAAAAAGCACTAATAAAATATAACAAAAACTTTCACGTATTTAAATGTTATTTAATCATCAACGAAACTAATAATAATTTAAAATTTAATCAAAATTATAACAATAGCTGTCATTCACAATTTAGTTGTATATCTTATAACAACAGCACCCTCCAACAATGCTTTTCGTTGACTGATTCGACTAGTGGTACAACGGATATTGCGTATAATATATTTATACGTATCAATGATCATGGTAATTTTGTTATCAATACTAACACTGTCTACAGGCAATTTATATTTAAAACATTCAAAAATTATTATACAATGTAAGGTGTTGGTTTGCAAAGCCCCTTGATTAAGTTTGTTTATGATAATGAATGATGATAAAAACACAACTACAGAAATAGAAATTTCCAGTGACGATGATGATGACGAATTGGCGTATTTAGAATTACAGAATTTTACAAGACAGTTAGTCATCGATTTGGCACATGATATTATAAAGAACTCCCAACTTGTGCCGCAGCGATCAAAGGAAGATCTGGCATATATAATACGAGCTTATGAGGTTAAACCGAGCGAGTTCAATTTCCGTAGAATACAAAATCACTTGGAAACCATACAATCGATACATAACACAGTAAAGGCGATCGACTATCGTCGGAAAGTAATCATATACGTGTTAACCTTTATGTTAGAATATGGAGGAACTATGTTCAAAGATTCGGAAAAAATTCAATTGCTGTTGAAGTCTTCTAAACGGGTAATGGCCAACGAACACAACCATGAGAATCAACCGCAGGTATTGTTAAAACGCTATAATTCAATATTGTACAAAACATCGTTGATGAAACACGGTGTACCGTTATCAGTTGGCGATGATAGTGATTCATTTATTCAAACATTGTCTCGCATTGTTGTTGATATTGTAATGGAATGTTCAATGGAATATATGTCGAATCAAAAATTTACCAAATTATCACAGGAAAACAATCCAATATGTTCGTCATTCGTCCCGCCAACACCAGCCCCATCTAAATCGCATCCACCACCTCGAAGATTGAATCGCATCAATGAACTGTACCGACAAAAACTATTGAATCAGGAAATAAGTCGCAAGCGTGGTGTGCAGTGTGAAAGACAACAAAATAATCGTGTTATTAATATAATTAAATATAAACCAATAATTTACTTTAGAAATAAAATAATAAAGACACTAAGTAAGAAGTAAAAAATGAATCAGTTTGATATACATGTACCGTTTATATTTCGTAAAGGTAGCGGAGGAGGTGGCGAGGCACGTGAACTTGCTATAAAATTGTCATTAAACGAATTGGAGATCAATTACTGCGTCCTAGCATTGAAAGTGTTCTTCGATGACCATTACTCCATTGAGGATGATCCGCACACATTTGAAGAATGTTTAGAACATTTTCAGAAGTACATTTTCCAGCAGGTTGAGAATTCGGCTGCATTTTCTGATCAGCATAATATTTGCAAGCGTGTGATTCAATTGGTGTTAACTGAAAAATTTATTAAATTTATTTCAAATGTACCTGCAATAACTAAAATATTCAATGAAATTATAACGCCTGATCCTAAACCCTTAATCCAAATGATCACCCACGACTGTTCTCAGTGTGGCATAATCATACAAGCGGGATGTTACCATTGCAAAGTGAAATACATTAAAGAATCTATTGTATTATTACAATCCCAATTAGAGGGGTTTTCATCCTTTACATTCCGGCAATTATTTGTGGTGATTTTCATGACTTACATTGATTTCCATACCATGCTATTGAACTATGAAGACGGTGCCTTAATCCATGATATTATAATGCATCAGTTTGCCAGATTAATTATCCATGCATTATCCGAAGAACCGAATGATTTATGGAAAAAGAAGCACAACAGCTATGAAGAAATTGTAAACGCGTTGGGCGACGATTTTCAAAAGACGTCAAAGGAGAATTATTCAAATATCGTAGAAAGTATTGTACTATCACTGGGAACGCGAATTACAAGAATTGGACAGTTGGTTAAACATATTGTGTCCACTCATCGAGGAATTCAACACAATAATTCTTTAACTATTACACTGTTATACACAGTTTTAGTGCGTGCTTCGTTCGAGAGTTACGAGAAGCGAATTAAATCAACCTTTAAAAATAGGCAATTGACGATCTTTCAAAAGCCTATCAAAGAAATGGAACTAATTGCTATGTTAAATTATTTTAAAAACGAAAAGAGAAAAAGCGACAGAGCTGAAAATAGAAAAACTAAACCAAAATTTACCACTGAAGAAACTGCACAAAAATTATTTAATATTCGCGACGATCTGCTGAAGGAACAACAGCAACACTTTATTATATCCAAAGGTAGATTTGCTGATATAATACAAAAATATGAAATACTTGATGAGTTCTACGAAAATGAAAACACAACAGACTTTATCAACAAAATATTATAAGTTTTGTATTAAATTAATATTTTATCTATAATTTTACACATCAATAAAGATTATTATTATTATTAATCAAATGGGGTTTTTATGAATATATTTTTATTGATATCATTAGTTTTCATTGTAATTAAATATTTTTTATCACTAAAAACCTCGAATATAACTGTTATCGGTTGATGATTATTAGTACAAATAAATGTTTTTAGAAGGTCCGCCGAAATAACATGATTCGTTATTTCATCAATGGTATCACATGAAGTACATATGAGTATGTTGCTATCAGGTGATTGCCATTGAATTGTACTGTATGTGTTGCTATATGTTCGTCTGATATTGGACATTGATTCTTCTATCGGTTGTTGTTGTTGTACGACGATACGTGATCGATCAGTGTCTGATATATTCAGAAATAATGGCTGTTCATCAATGATATTGACAAAATTCAAATCATTCGCTGTATATATGAAACATGATTCAATGTCAGCTGGTACCAATGTATGATTATTTCTATCAGTAGACACTAGTACATTTGTTAACACTATATACATCCGCTCTTGAATACATTTGAACAAAAATTGAAGGTGGTTCATTTCTCGACGTTCATAATAATCATACGTGTATGATCGATTGAAACGGTGGATCATATGTGCTGGCGAAAATTTAAAATCAATATATGCGTATGTATGATGATCATCCCAATATACAATTAACGAAATGATAATGTTTGACTCTTGCGATATGTACGAACGATCTTTGTCAATTATTGCCAAACAATTAAATGGTATAAATGCGCCTATAAACGGTTCAATGTTTGTGATGGACTGTATACTAAATTTTACATGAATCGGAAGCTGTCGATTGCCGTCTATTGTATTTACATGAATACTAATTATCTCAGCCATATCATCTTCAGTATGATGAGCATATACAATTTTATACCATTCGTTGGCGTGATATTGTATCCGTGAATATGCTATCAGTCCAACGTCGGTTATTCCATCAGATGTTATAACTGAATAATACGTGTTTTCATTAGCGTATATTTCGACGATATCCTTGATCGTGGCAGTTATGGTTGAAATCTGACGTGGTACTTCCTGATTGATGTTGTCATAAGAATATAAGCACGCCATTTCTAAAAATGATTACAAATGATATTAATTGGATATACATAACAAATGACACAGTAACAGTTCGTCCAGAGGAACGACGGTTTGTGTGGTCAAATATATTTAAAAATTATACTTTATTACTTGAAAATAATGATGCTCCGTTGACTTTTCGAAGTGGTTTAACGTCAGTTGGAGTCGACGGTTTCGATTATAAACAACCGTTTTTTTACAATTTCCTAACGGGTGAAGTGTTATCAGTGAATTCAATTGAACGCGCGCTTGATAGTATAAATCGTTATACGTACAGACCAGTTCCAATCATCACTAATTTAAATTCATTTGTTACACTATTGTTTGGTATATTATTTTTAATTATAATATATATATTATATTTTGTGACATCAACATTGACATCACCCGATCGAATCAAACAAGTCAAATGATGAAACGCCAATATAACGTAGAGGATTGTTGTAGGTGTTGTTATCGTACAAAATGTATCACAAAGAAACGAAAATTTGATACGATAACTTCGATATATGACCTGGATCAATTACATAGTAAAACAATATTACCGTTCAAAAATGGTATATTCACAAGATTTATGAGGTTTTTATGTAATTTATTGAAATCAATAAAACATACTGATTACCATACAACATTAATATTGCAAATACAGTCAGCAATGTACTCACGTATTGACAACGGAATATTGATGTCGGATGATGAGAAATTTAATTTTACGCTATTATTAGACGCTCTATCCACCGAAAATATTGTTATTACTGAATTAGAGCGGCCGATTAATTTTCCAAAAATTAAAACTTCATCGATTTCATTGACAGCAGTACACACCAACAACAATAAACACGAGAACCTTATGACTTTTATCATTTTACCTAATATTTGTTGTTGGGATAAATCACTAATATCGTATCTATCGCGATTAGAAAATACAATCACAAGTGCTAATGTAAATTATTTAATGCAATGTAGATTAGCGTACGGCACAATAAAAGATCAAATACAGAACAAGCATAGTTTTGCCGGTCAATATGTCTATTCAACAAATATAAATGTATCAAGTACATGTTCAAATGTAATATCCATGAACGGAATGAACGAATGCATACTCCCATTTAAAATGACCGAAAACTATTACGGACGGAATATTCGTTCTGATGTGAATCTGAGGTTGTGGTCCAACAGGCATCCAAACATTTCGCAATTAAGTACACAGAATAGTCAGATTTTGCGTGGCGATAAATTCGAAAATAAAACCAGTAACACGTTTATTGGCAGCGGAACGTTCATCGGCGCTAATCGTGATTGTGATGGCGACAGGGAAATACAAACATTGATGCCCTACCCAAATTCATTATTACATATGGAAGCTATGTTGTATATGGATCCACATTACAAGTTCATTGTATTTGATAAATTACGATTAACATTCACACCCCAACATATTGTATATTTGGAGAAAATGTGGCCCGTATTGTATACGGATTTGAAACGTATAACGCCAGGCATATCAGCTTTATGGAACCTACACAATACATTTATTTTCAACAAACGGATCACAGTATTATTGTTCGATACGTGTCTGATATTTGGATCATTGGTTGCCACCAAACTGTTTCGCCACTTGACCGATTCTATCGAAAAGTGCAGCTCATTTTATACCAACGATGAACTTGATAATTTATCAGGTGATATACGACAGATCGTGGAGAGTGGTGCAAAGGGCACTCCATCATTGATCGAATCCACGAAACGATTTCGTAACAATGAAATCACACAATATCAATCGATTGAGAACTCGGGACAAACATTAAACCATTACATTAAATCGGGAAATCAGGTGGCAATAATGGGAACTGCTATCTACAATGCTTCGACAGCAACTCAAAATGTTTATGTACATGGGAATTATGTCTGTATTGATAACAGTTACAATCGTATAATGAAATTGTCACAGATCGATTCCGAACTTCTATTTCCCCGGCATATAATCGATTACATTTTAGACAACTGTTTAACCAATGAATATGAAATTGAATCGTCTCCTTCATTAAAAAACGAATACCTATATAATCCATCAATCGCTATTAATACAGATACTAGTACGATGGAATCGTATGACCCCGTTCATCCTAACTTGTAGAATTGAATTGATAACAAATAATATTTTTTTAAAACGATAATTGGTTGTTGTTTTTTACTGATAACAAGTTCTATATAATGCGATATTGCAGAGTTATTTCTTCAGGTGACAAGGTAACGTCTACATGAAACAACGTTGATCGCAACTTTATTTAATTAAATAATTTTTTATTCTTTTCTTTTAGGACATCACATATCACCTCCCGTTTTGGCATTGCGGTAGCAATATTTAAATGCTAATCTATGTTACATCAAAATAGTAATCACGTTAGAGAGACAACACTGTTCAAGCATTGCAGAAATTGTATTCAAATGCTCAATCCATGTTACATCTAAATGGAGAAGACCTCCTATCATTGAAATTTCTTCCATATTACAACAAATGGACGACAACGACAATAACTTTCCTTCGAATAATAACAACTAGTACACACCTGTTGGCATTGCAGGACCATCACAAATGCAGGCTGAAATAGATATAGTAGTTTTAATTTAGATTAAGTTAGGTGGGTATAGAAATAGTATGACAGAAATGTATTTTGGTTAACGTGATTTTGATTCACCATTTCATAAATTTCAGTTTGTAATGTGCATCAGAATCTCAACACGAAAGGTACACTAAAATAAAAATTTATATATGTTAAATATTCGTATTTTATTTTGAACACATTGATTCACCCCAAGTATCACAAAAACCTAATATATGATTCCAAACCAAGGAGCCTGAGCACTTTTGTTCCAAAGCCGGCAAATTTATCTGTATGCATTGGTAGTACATGTTTTTATTTGGATGTGGAAAAAATTCTGGTACTTTAGTGCAAATCCTATTGTTGCAATTGTGTGGTGGTATCACACTATCTATAAAATCGGATCGTTGCGGAACGTTTGTTCCGTGTATAATTCCGAGTAGTTGTTGAGATGCTGTGTGCACTCCTACCAAAATGTATGTTCCATTCCTATTGTATATGTACGGGGAACCACCATCGCCAGTCATAGTTAAATATGTAGAACTTCTAGCTCGAATCTCATAATTGGACAAGAAATTGACGATAAACGTTCCATACCGTAAAGTCTCGGTAAATATATATCGTTGATATAGACCAAATCCAGGCACCAAAATTGTATCGCCTATTTTCAAAACTGTTTCCAAGTGTCCGAAATTTATTGGATGCCAATATGGATGAATAGAAAATGGTTTATCCAATTTTATTAGTAGCAATCCTATGGGTGTAGTCGACTCTGGATTTGTTGTCCATTCCGGCAAGTAATGCATATTGTGTGCTGAGAAAGTTTCGCAATTGTCTCGCCTATTATTATACAAAGACCTGCATGCCAGTCCATTCGACGGTATCGGATGACAATGTGCAGTGGTTATAATGTATTCATTAGTTGAAATAATAGTTGCACCACAACCGCTCGGATAGATTTGTACAATGAATGGAAATTGTCCTAACGTAGCAACATTCCCATCTAATATATCAGCGTTTACTGGACGGGTATAATTATGGAAACTTAGTAAATCGGAGTGAAAACGGTGAGCGTACGCTATATTTCCAACAACATTATACACAATGGCTGAACAATCAAACGATGCTCCAAGTAAGATGCACAGTCCCAGATAATCTTCACCTGTCATTGTATGAGGCACCTCCACTTCAATTTGCCGTAACACCCTATTCACAGTTTGCGTCGGTTTAACTTGGATTAATCTTCCGTGATACGCTTCAATAAATAGTCCCAAGGTAGTGCTTTCATTTGTTAATTTCAAATTCAATCCTGCAAATGTTCTATTAATTTCGACTTCATAGCTGCCGATACCATTAACGATTTGCAAATTGGTCACATTGTAACATGTTGCAATTGAACAAAATTTTATATCATTATCTTTTAGATTGTTGCTCCAATTAACATGTGCCATTAGCGTGAACATTGAAAATAGGATTACCTTTGAATTATGTATCATTGTTGCAAATGCTAATGGTTGCTCATTATCTTTGCGTATAAACTGTCCTATATAATCATTCGTTGCCGTTGCATCGTTAAAATTATAAATTATTATCAGTATTAATATCGCATTAAAAGTTTTCATCATTGCGCGTCGTATATCAAACTGCATAAATATAGATTGGAATTTATCTTAATTACACTGTCAATCACTCTAAAATTGTATATAAATATGAATTTGTTCAAATGTAAATTGTTAGTTGTGTGCGAGTGTTTTGTGTAAAATGTCAGACCCGGTCAATTTGAATGTATTTCAATTCAATTCAAAAGAGGAATATCGAAATAGTTTGGTTTCAATAGTATCGACATCGGACGTTTGTTATACTGTTACCGCTACACCGTTTCTCGACATTTCTGATTATGACGCCATTGCATTGGAAGTTTTACGCAACCGGCCGCATACCTGGAATAATACAATATGTTTAAATTTACTAATGCAATTGAAACAGAAGCATAACTTGATATCGGAAATCACCATCAAGAATGCATTAGATATGATTATAGTTACATTGAAATGTCTCATATGTGATTTTGAATACACCCATAAATGGGAAATGTTTTCCTACTTAGCTCAAATCTACAAGATATGTAAAAAGAATAGGGATTGCAGAGTAGAAATTGTTCCATTAATATCAATAGTGATGGGATTTATCGATGAAATACGATCATTGGATAGCATATTCGTGTTCAATGATGTAACATATTTTTCGATGTATTGTGATGAAAAAACTCGTATGAACGCATTACGAAACCGAGGTGGAATTGCCGAGTTTTTCGATGAACCAAGTACATTTATATCGAAATTAGACGGTGATCCGTTTTTAAATGGACCGCTATTGATTCAATTTATAAAGCAACAGCTCTTGGTGATGCTACAATATGAGGATTTGGAAAATTGGAAGGATTTTACCATTGTTTATCTCATTGAACAAATAAAGGCGAATGAAAACATTTTTAAGTGTTTTAAAGACATATGGAATTGTATTAAAAATATATAACCAAGCATTAAATATTTAATGATAAGATTATAATTATTGGGTATACAAGCGATTAAAATAATCATATTATTCAGTTTATAAAAATTACTTAATCAAAATGGTTGTTAAAATTGTTGAAAAATGTGAATGTTTGTACGTTCGCTGGTAATCGTTAACAATGTGGGTTATTTTAATGCTGCAAAATTTTGCCAGGATGCGGGTAAAGAAATTAGAAATTTTTCTGACACGAACTCCAACAAAGAATTAATTGACAACGTTTGACTGAAGATATTGAAAAATATAAAGGTCGTGCAGAGAGAACCATTGAAAATATACGGTTGTGCGCGGAAAATTAACGTCTGTTGAAAACGATAAATTTGAATTATGTCTCATCGATCGACAAAATCGAATGCAACGTATATTTATTGAACCCGCCGGATTCATATACACACAACGTCGAATATTTCAACAATTTAATCCAGTTTACGGATTTACACTAGTGATGAACCAACTTAAACTTGGACTGCGAATTCATGTGTAAACTACAATCCGGATAATCAACGTTGCTATCGTATTCGAAATTATCGGTGATAAATTTATCAATGAAGAGGCTTTTTTTTATGCAGTCTGAACGCCACAATTGACGATGAAGAATTGCAGCAAAAATATAAACAATTTACATTACTAGAAATTTATAAATATTTATTTAATTCGTATGTTATTAAATTTAAAGGTAATATAAAATTTTTGAATTTAGATTTCACTCACTAATTTACGATTTTACACAATTATACATATCAGTTTTTAATTTCAAAAATTCTGATGTACGTGTGGATATTCTAGTTTGACATCGTCCATATATTTCGTTCGGTACCACCTCCTCCAAACTAATCGAACCGATGAAATCATCGACAACTGACATATCAGTAGCATGAGATAGCGATAGCAGTCTAATTAATGTCTCCAAGTTATCGTTGGCCAACAAACAATTCGGCAATTCCATCATTATATATGCTGCATACTGTTCTGCTAATTGCAATTTCGTATCAAGGCATAATAACTGATTATCACTCAAGGATTGTTCACCGATTAGCGTTTGTTGAAATAGCCCAATCTCATTGTATTGATCGATTACAGCACGTAAACCGCTTAAAAAATCTCTATACCGTCCATCATTGTCCATATACACCATGTAATTGTCATACAGGCCATATATGTCTGTTAGTTGGATGGTTGCTATGCGAGACTGTTGTTGTGCGCGTGATACCGGACTATTCTCTTTATTATACACCCCGTTAACCAACATCCAAATGAGCATCGCCGTATAGAAAATCATTATATACCTATATATAATTAATTTATGTAAGAATATACTTAAAGATGGATAATGTCACGTTATTTGATATTGTATTTTTTTGTACCTATTTCAAAGTTGATACAGAAGTGGTGCTGTCGCGGTTCACTATAGCGCAATCGGACATTGCACTAATTAGAACGTTGCTAGGCGGAGACGTGACTAAAATACGTGGCCTATCAATACCATGGTATAATCAATATTTATCATATTTATTAGCGAAGAATGTAAAAAATGTTATTATTGATGTAACAGCGATAAGATTAGACAGAATTGCAAAACAATTCAAGTGTCAGATTGCACGTAATTATTCAACCACTACTATACCTAAAAATGAAATATATATAAAAAATGGATCGATGATTTATGGTACTAATGTATTTGTAAATGATAAAAACAATTTAAATGCATTAACTATTCAACTGCATTCGATTTTAAACACATTGTACACCACAACTTTTGAGAGTGAAGTCGGTCGATTGAACCTGATAATTAACGGTGAGCTTGGTTATATTTTCGAATCCCCTATCAAGGATTGGAACAGTTACATGTATTGCAACAAATTCGATGAAACGGTGCAGTATCCATTACGATTATATCTGCTTGATAAAGATAACAAAATACAGAATGCCTTGAATTTAGTTTATGAACAAATGATGGTATCAGTTCCATTTGTGGTTAAAAATTATTATGGAGGTTTGGAATTGATTGAACATAAAATTGTGCCGTATCAACGGAAAAGATTATCGACCGATAATATTTATGAAATGTTCACTGAACAATTCATTGACAATTGCCGAATATGGTTTGTCCAGCCTACATACATATTCGATTTTAAAGCTGAACAGAATTCTACCCAATTAACGGAGCTATTGGAATTGTATCAACCTGTAAACAGCATTATAAAATGTATAGTGATGTTCAATAGCACGGATAAACCAATAACCAACGATATCTATGTTAATAGATATAACAAAAATAGCTATACCGTAAATACCCTTTCATCGTTACCGAATATATTCGAACGTTTCAATGTGAAATCGTTTATTTTTCTACCCAAGGATGTGGGCATACCAATAAAAGGAACCTCCAATGCCTTTATGTCTCCAAAATTTGGAATATGCCTCTTTGAAAATCATCAGATTTTTAATGTTGATGTAGTGATCGACGAACATTCATTACAAGGATTGGGAATATATAGTTTGATTCATTCAGATTATAAAATAGATAAGTTATATCATATAACAAATGAGTTTTATTTATATCGGTCGAATTTCGATATTAAAATCAACATCCTGTCATTGGTGAAAATCCCGTCAACTCGGCCGGTAGATACTAAAATTAAATCGATTGAACAGTTGGATAACATTTTGATAAAAAACAGTCTGAGTAAGATATTATATCTAATCTATAGAAATACCAAATTATTAAAATAAATTATAAAAATGGATCGGGATACTGGCGCAACAGGTGGTTTTGGTACAAATCCTTGGATTTGGATTTATGTCATTATCGTTATTGTTATTATCATTTTAATCATTGTATTTGTTCAGTCGAGTAAAAACAAACCAGCCGGTCAAAAATCACCTATGAGCGCAAAACCTGAAACTACAGCGGGCGGTACAACCACAACGACTCGAGGCGCTACATTAAATAATTTAATGCGAGCACCACCTGCAGCTACACAACCTCAACGGATATAAATTCAACTATTAATATTTTATAAATAAGCCAAATTATATAGTAAGAATAACCTGTAATATTCACACAATTAAAATCAATTAATAAAACCACAAATGAAGTCGTTTCGAACTATTTATGAGATTAAAGACTCAGCGCCAATTTCATCCACATTAAATATATCGAATATAAAAAATGAGGTTAGATGCAATCGTGAAAGTAAAACAAACCTGTATCAAAAATCAACTCTGTTGAAGTTTATTAACACCATTGCTCCAATAGCAAACTATGAACGTTTATCTCATCTATTTAGCATTTTGAATGGCAATTACAATGAGGAGATAAAATCGATAATATTCGCAGCATTGAATTATTTTCATGAAACACCCATACGTCAAATAATAAAATTTGAATTCATAACACATTCACAGCCTGGAGATTTAATATATTTTACGCCGAGTAAAGAATCAACAAATTTGCAACATATTATAAACTGTTCTGTGCATATAGGAGCATTAGCCGCCCTATTAAAACGACCCATTAATGATATCGAAAGTCATGCTACACAGGGATGCAGTTTCATAAATATATATGATAATCTAATGAAAACCCCTAAAATCAAAAATCCAAAATTGATCAGCCCCAAAGAAGTGATTTCGAATGAAGTGGCACATGAATATGTAATGTTCCAATTGATCATGGAACATGCATATAGACACTTGATGATCTATATAAGTAAAGGGCCACAAGAAGATGCCAAATCATATGC